GCCAAAGGTGGTGGCGACCTGGAAGCCAAGCCATTCCCGATCGGCAGGCCCTGAGTAGGCCGACACCAGCAGGGAGCGAGCAAAGTCGGTGCCCTGTGGATTGAGGTGGTTAGCCAGGGGATAGACCCGACCCCGGAAGTCAAATGACCACGGGAAGAAGAAGGACTCCTCGTTCAGGTACATCTTGGCGATGTGAACTGTCTCAGCAGTCTGGTAGTTGCGTTGGAGCAGTAAGCTGTTCTCCTCCTCGACCAAGACCCTGCCCCTCTTGTAGGTGATCTTCTCCTCTTCGGTGGCCTCTTCCCATGGATCTGGCTTGTGAGGCAGGGGCAGTGGGTCAGACTGTCGGAAGGATCCGATCGACACCCGGGCATCCTGACACCTGAGAGCAACCTCCAAGATGGATTGATTGATCTGATAGGCGACCCCTTGGATGGTGTTCAGGAAGCTGACTGGGACCTCGAGAGAAGGAGACCCAGGATTCGTGACATGCTCAACAGCTATAGCTGGATTAACTGGGATGGAGAGAGGATTTCCCATCTCATCCCCAGGAATCAGGGGGTCGCGGTTTCGCGTTTCCCCTTTAACTGGAAAGCTCTGAGAAACCTTGGCATGACTGACGCCTCGAATCAGCCAGGAACGGGTCCCAGATCGAAGCTCGGAGGTCAGATAACCACCGGGCGAGGCCGTCAGATTGGGTGTCCAGTCGTTGGGCTCACAGAGCATAGGCCAGCAGCAGGCCGAGACAGCCTCAGCAGCCAGGAGCATAGCCTCGATGGTCTTGGATACCACGGGGTCAGGCCGCAGCACGATGAGCTTCTTGCGGCCGTTGAGTTGGGTCTGCTCTGAGTGGAACCAGTTGGTGGCAGAGCAGAGTCGATCAAGCAGCCAGGCCCCGATCTTGACCCGGTGCCCGTGGGGCCACTTAAGGGCCTCGTGGGAGATGCGCCGCATGGTTGCCCGATATTTGGCCACCCGGTAGCCATAGCCCTTGGAGCGGTGGATGCGGGTGCTTTTGTAGGCATCAGGCTGGGCTTGTGAGAATTGACTTAGGAGACATTCGTCGAAGACCCGCCCGCCTATGGCTGACACCACGCTGGCATAGGGGACACCTTTAGAGCGGCCTTCGCGCTTCTCGAACACCAGGTCGATGGTGGTCTTGAGGGTGATGAGGGCCAGGGTCGACGATTGGACACCCTCGAGGAGGGCGACGTGGGCCGCATATTCACCGGTGGATCCAGTGGCAATCCTGGAGCGTTTCGACTCGATGGCCTTGATGGTGGCCCCCAGGCCCTGGTCGACGAGTTTCTGCCCGTAGATGGAGCTGGAGGCATACTGTCGTGCTTCGGCCGTGGTTGTGGCCAGGCGCAGGCGTTGGACGCCTTCCTGGTGGGCCTGAAGCTCTCGCTGGAACTGGCGTTGGATTTGGGCGGGGGTTGCCATTCAGGTAGTCAGGGTCAGAGTAATAAATGCGACCTGTAGAGAAACTATCACTACAGAAGGCCAAAACGTTCCTGCACCTAAAGCAATGCCAGCAGCAGTTGAGTAGGCGACAGAGATTATAAGTTCAGAGGGGGTGATCATGATTTGGATTGGTGGCGGGTGATGAGCTCAATGAGTTCTTCGACCCATTCAAGTGGGATGTATTGGAGGCCGCCGCCGACACGGGGTGCTAAAGCGCGTCCTAAGGCTTCGTGGACCTCCATAGCCCGGATATGGTCGGCAACGATCCGAGGACGTAGGCCAAGCGGTGGCTTGATGGGGAAATCAGGATTCATGGATTCAAGAGCAGGGGGCAGATCTCTGGGTCCTGGATCAGTTTAGTGGCTGTGGTCCAGATTGGCAAGACAGTGGAGGGGTGGATGGGAGGCAAACCAACGGAGACCAGGGCCCGATCGGCTGCAGCCTGGACCGCAGGGAAGTCACGGGGTAGCTGACCATCGAGGACTAGGCAGAGGCTTGTGGCTGCGGCGAGGATGGAGAGTTCCGTGGGGGACGGAGGAGGCGGGAGGGAGTGGTTCATAATTAGCTGCTGGTGTCACTAGGAGGGCTGGGAGGTGGCCCAAAACGGCTTCCAGGGGACAATGCCAACCCGACAGCACCGTAGATCCCAAGTAAAAATAAGGGAACAATGATAGCGATGATCATGCCACCCCACTATAGCATAGATTAGTTGATCGGATCGCTTCGATAGGAATGTTGAATGTGGACCCGAAGCAGTCCAAAAGGGCAATCAGCTCAGCGCACAGGGCGCGGAAGGTGTCAGTCATTGGGCAGGGCCTCCAGGGCGCGGCGGATGGTGGCAATTCCAGCCCCGTAACGAGGCTCGTCGCTCTCTAGTTCTGCCAGCCTGGCAAGCGCCTGCTCCTTCAAGCTCGGCGACTTGGGGCGGCCGGCGGCGTAGGCGGCGCGACCGAATCGTCTCGCCTCCGCGTATAAAGCGAAATACTCCGCTTTTTCGTCCCACAGTTCGTCCCATTCCTCATCAGTCGGCGCCACTGGAGCCACCGGCTCGGGCTGGGGCTGGGCTTGGGCGGCGCCCATCTGGTAGATCTGCTCAGCAATCCACGACTGCGGATCTGTGCAGTCTAGCGGTGGTATCAAAGGCACACCACGAAAGTGCATTACCCGCTCAGTGTACAGGGCGCGGAAGGTGTCAGTCATGGGTTGATTTCCTCTTCGATGATGTACAGACCTGAGCGGCGAGAGACAGCCACGTTGATGAGCAGGTTGAGGACGGCTCCAGTGGATTGAAACTCGGCCCGTTCGGCCGGGGTGAAGTTGGCTTGTGAGCGAAGGACATTGATGAAACCTGTGGCTTCTGAGTCTGGATCTTCAGGGTCAGCTGGGAGGCTGTCGTTTTCCTCAGAGGTGTCGGCCTTGGCTCCCAGCTCGATGACCCGATCTACGACACTGTGGAGTGCCTTGTAGATCAGCTTATCGTAGGCTTCAGGGTCGACCATGTTTTCCAAGGCGATGCTCATTTGGCGGCATTCAGGGTTAGCTGGAACTCGAGGTGAGCGGTTTGGATGTTCTTGACCAGCTGCTTGGCGGTCGTGTCGTTCTTGACATTGGCGCGGTAGGAGAGTTGGGCAATGAAGATCTTCTCTTCATCAGACAGGCCACGTTGACCTGCGGCCTTGATTTTGGCAGCAATCCATCGAGCTTTTTGGATGATGGGGTTGACAGAGGAGGTGTCCAAGGCGGAGGCAGGCATCAGTAGACGTCGTTGGGTTGGAAGATGTCGATTGAAGGCTCAGGCTCGGTGTCACCGATGTCGGGACCTGAGGATAGTAGCACGGGGTAGGCGTGTTGGAGGTCTTCGAGGAAGTCAGGTAGGGGACGTTGGATGGTTTGGGGCTGGGTCATAGAGGGTTACCGTTGCTGTCGAGGTAGGCGATGGTGGGACAATTTACGTTACAGAGGGCGCGCACCCAGGCATCCCCTAAGGCAGTGAGTTGCCATAGTTGACCGGCACAACGCTCAATGGCACCGAGGTTTTCTAACTTTTCAAGGGCCTCACAGTGGGCTGGGCTGTTGTGAAATAGGATATGAGGTGATACATAGATGAGTAGTAGAACTTTAATCTCGCAGGGGCTCATAAGAAGGCTTGTGAGTGGGACCAAATGGGAAGGGCTTCAGCAGTATTGATCGTAGAGCGTGTCAGAGATGGTGTAGCCTGCCTTTAGCAGTTCGTGGCTGATAAAGAGCTTTTTGATTGCATAATATGTGTGTCCGGGAGCGAGATAACTTATGCATGCGCGTTGCCATGCGCCTTTGGCTGCTGTGTATGCTTCGCGTGCGGGATTGGGTTTTTCGGGCAGCTTTAGTAGATTGTGGTCGTTGAGAAACTTAGCCGCGTCGTTTGCATCGACATAGAGCCGCCTATTGTCATTAGATGCTTTCTTTTGGATGTAATCGCTGTCGGATGAGTGGGCACTGGGGTGGCTGGCTAAATTATCACAATCAAATTGCCGGAATACTATCAGGGTTCGGATGGGGTAAGGAGAAGGACGATCATCGGAAAGGGAGTGGAGCTTTAGCTT